ACGACCTAAGTTCTCGTCGTAGTAAATCTTTTTAAAAGTACTTCCCGCCAGCGGTAAATAAAACAACATCTGGTCCATGTCAGGAGTGTAATCCTCCATGACATTAGTAATGTAGTAATTCATAAACTGCTTCACACGATGCGCCTGATCCTGCTTATCACGCGTGTCCTTGCCCAAAACTACAGTTCGAACCGGGCCGCTGGAAGGCAGTAACTCATTAAATGCCTGCGCCTGAAATTGTGTAGCAGCCTCGGCCAACAACGGATGCGTCACGCCACTCGCGCCGCGGAACGGCGTCGTGCGCTCCTCGTAATTAAAACCAAGAAGCTCTAAGCCATTCTTGTAAGTGTCTTCCCACTCCTGACGGCTGGACTTGTTGGAATCAAACTCCCCAATCAAATCAGACGCAATCCGACTTAACTCACGGTCAGGCATCTCTTCAGCCAAGTTGGCATAGAAATCCTCGCCGTCACCGCGCTTGTCGCCCGGATCAAAATCCACAACAACACTGCCGTCGTCGTCAGCAATAATCTCAATCTCCGGCGCGTCAGGATCCATGTCCGCCGCCATCAAGTAAGGATCAGCGCCCGAATCAGGAAGCTCTAGCTCTATTTCTGCGCGTAAATCATCTTCGTCCAACTGACTTGGGACGTTAGTATCCATTAATCCACCAGTAGCCATAGGGCCCTCCGTCAATAATATACCCGCACCTTAGCAGATAAATCCTCATCTTGCCAATCATCTGTTGGTAATTGTACAAAATTACCCTGACGATAGCGCATTAATGCCTGTGTCATACTATCTACAAGGTCGTCATGCTCACCGTTAGGAAACGCAGCAACCTCCTCAATTAGCTCATCAGCCCAAACCTTGTCCTCTGGGACCCATACCATACCCGCCTCAAACATGGGACTTACCGCATGCACCCGGCTGATCTTGTCATTGCCACGACTCGGCGTGAAATTAACTACAGGTATACCCGCACTTCTAAGCTCCTGAGTCAATGGTAAACCACTCGCCTTCGCCTCAATAATTACAGTGTCAGGGTCCCAAAACTTGTACTCCTCAAACGCTATAGCTTTTAATTCCGGAAAATCCCAGCGCCCCTTTTTAGAATCTAATAATATTAAATTGGGTCCCGAACCTCCCTCGTTCGGATAAAACACACCCCACGTTGTAATAGCAGAAAAGTCCGCGCTCTCCCGCTTGCTAAAAGCAGTATCGTAACTCTGGATAACATACTCTAACTGAGGGACCGTCTCACGCGTCCACTTGCGCCACCACTCGCGTGGAATAATAGCATTCTCCTCACCAGTAGGATTCTGCTGATACTGTGCATTCCACTTGCTCAAAGGTATAGATGCGCGGACCGCAGTCAAATCCTCTAAACTCCAATACTCCGGCCAACAAGGAGTCTCGTCGTCAAAAATAGCAGGTAACTCAACAACCTCCCACTGATCAGCTAACGGATCCTTCGCCATCGCCCGCAATAACTGACCCGTCATGTCCTTCTCAGACCACCGCGTCTGTACCAAAACTATCGAACCACCCGGCTGTAAACGCTGCCGCGGTCCCCCCGTATACCAATCCCAAGCATCCTCAAAACCATTCGCACTCATCGCAGTCTGCTCCGAATGAGGGTCGTCAATAATAATTAAATCACCACCACGACCAGCCAAGTTCGATCCAACACCAACAGCATAATACATTCCACCCGCACTCGTGTCCCAACGACCACTCGCCTTGCTATCCGCAGCTAACTTAACTTCAGGGAAAACCTCCCGGTACTCGTCAGCATCCAAAAGGTTCTTGGTCTTCCTGCCAAAGTTAACCGCCAACTCAGTCGTGTGTGTCGCCTGAATGATCTTCATTCGCGGATCGCGGCCCATCATCCAAGCAGGAAACAAAAACGATGCAAACTCACTCTTCGTATGCCGCGGAGCCATGTTGATGATCAAACGCTTTAGTTCGCCGCTCGCGACACGTTCAAGCTTGTCCGCGATAACTTTGTGATGCCTGCCAGCAATAAATTCAGGCCACATGGTTCTTACAAATTGTAAAAAATTTTTCTGACAACCTTCGTTCTTTGCGATCTGCGCGAGCCTCAATTCAAGCTTCAAAGCTTTCTCTTGCTGTGCAGGATTTAGGTTATCATTCATCCGGGGGACCCTATCTATTTATGGGATTATATACTGCTTTATAAGATAGTTATATCCCAAATCAAATTTTATGTAAATATTTGCGAGAAACATGGCCCTAGCCCCCGTCTGGCAAACGTGGGGGCATCGCGCCGCGGATCGCGTTTTTTGATAGTCAATCCACGTTTTTTGACCCGATATCCGAGGGACCCTAGCCTATTTTTAGGACAGCTGGGCGCGGTTCGCGGTTCATCGATGGCGGTTCTCGTTGCGCTGGGCTGGGTCGGGTCGGCCATCGTTGCGCTGGGCTGGGTGATTTGCGGCTCGCTGGGCGCGGTTCGCGGATCTCGGCTCAATTGATGTCGGACATCGGACATCGAACCCCAGCTGGTGGGTTTCGGATCCCGTAGGTTTGAGCAAAGAGCGAGGGGCGCGGCTCGCCCAGTTTAACTAATTTAACGCTGGACATAAAAAAGGCCCGCTTGTGATGGCGGGCCTGATCTTATTGGTTGGGGCTGGGGCTACATATCAAAACCCATGCGATTACAGTAATCGGTTTTGGTTTCTACTGGCTCGCTGTTTTCGGCTTCAATATCCTCGGAAAGTTTATCGTGCCAATCGTTCCAATCTAAAGCCGCGTTAAGCTTTTCCAGTTCGATGAGTTCAAGCGCTAAGGCTAAGGTTTTATCCGCCATATCAAACGTCGATCGTAACGGTTGCGCCGGAAAGAACTTGGCGGACAACGTCTGAAATGTCATCGGAATACTCGTCAATATCAAAATCTGAGCGCTCGTCGGCAATCTGATCAGACGCTAAATTTCTGATCTCATCCTCGTAAGCGCTAATATCAAAATCGTCCGCATAACTAAGCATCTCAGATTTAACCATCGATTTGATTGGATCGAAAAACATTTCCACCATCACGTTTTGAAAGCGGTTGGCGCGAGCGATAAGGTCTTGCGCCTCGGCAAGGTTTGCCTTGGCTGTTTTCAACTCTTGTATAACGTCGGAATAGTCCCCGTTTTGGGTTGCGACTGTGGCGAGTAGGTTTTTGTTTAAATCGTGCATTTGTTACATTCTCCAAATGAATATTGCGAGCCAGTAGTGGCCCGTAAGGGTTTTGTCGCATATAGTAGGGTAATTAGTCAAATGAATAAAAAAAGGCCCGCCATTTGGCGAGCCCGTTAGTTTAAATTTTAGGAAGGTTTAAGCCGCAATGCGGTTCCAATCGTTGCGGCTCATGTCCAGCAACTTTCCACCGCGGCGCTGCCATGTGTCTACATCGTCAACGTCGGCGCGATGGGAAACAGCGGTAACGGCATTAATAAGGGTAGCACGGGAAAGCGGGTTGGATTGTTCAAAGCCGCTTTGTCCAATCGTTGCCATTAAACCGTTTAAAACGTCGCTGTTTTCTTTTTTGGTTAACTGCATAACTTTCCCTAAGTTATTAACAACGTCGGTTACGTCGGTATATTCACCGTCGATAACGTCGGCAGCTGCCGCTTTCATCTTGTCCAATACCTCGTCAAAAGCTTCACGGCTTGAATAAACCCCGACTAGATCCCGCAACTTTAATTCCAGCGCGTGATTATCTGCGTTCTTGGCATCGTCGGAAAGTAATCCCCAATCGTCACCATCACGGGCGCTGGTTATATGACTAGAGCGGTTTTTGTTTTCGGTTTGCATGCCGTTTTTGCAAGCCAATGTCCAAAACAATTGATAAACCGTAACGGATCCCGCGCCAACTTCGCTATTACCAAAGCCGATACCGTTTGCCATATGATCCCCGACGTTGGCACCCGTTCCAGTTTGAAGCAAACTTTTCAAGCGTAAATACATGCGCTTTTCTGAAAGGTTGGCTTGCATAACTTTCCATTGCGCGTCGCTTTCCATTAACTGGGGAAGTGTAGTCTGTAATAAATTAACGTTGTCGAACGTTTTAAACTTATCAGAAACCCACGCCCGAACGTCTCCATCTTCGCCAACTGTATTCAAGGCGGTAGTGTTTAAGTGAGTGCGAATTAAACGACGCGCGGGAAATTTTTGCCAACTTTTATTCAACAAAGCATCGAACTCAACTGGAAAATGTTCTTGCAACCGTCGGGCGGTTCTTGCGTCAATTCCCGCATGCGTTGCAATTTGTCCAAACGCAGTGTCG